CGACCGTAACCGAATATAACCCTGATAGTCTACTGCAAACCTGTATTGACGAAGTCACTACAGAGATTGTACTAGATTCTGGGATGAAACAAAGACTCAATATCCGCTGCTCCATTGGGACCAGCGGATCTTGGGAATGTCCTAAAACTAAAGGCGGAAAATTTGGATATGCTCGAGACCTGATAGGTCAAGAGCTTATCGAAAAGCCCGAAGAAATAAATATAATGCAAGAAGTGAAAACACCTACTTTTGGTGATTCTCTCTTCGCGTATTGTATGTATCAACTTAAGCATAATCCCGAGACTAGGAAAGTTAGACTTTCCGTAGTCCGCGAAAATGGAAAAGGTCGATGTGTTACGTCTGGCTCGGCTTGCAAAGATATCTCTTTGCAGCCGCTACAGCACGGAATAATAGAGATGATGAAGTGTCAGCGTATCCTAAAGAACGGCTTTCAGGCCGGACGTTTAGGCTACGCTTTATATGTAGTATTTGACGAGGACGATCCTATCTCTGAACTTGTTCAGAAGAAATTCGTCCGCGTATTTTCTTTTGATTTTTCAGAAGCTACTGACCATCCCTCCCATAAATCCGGGAGAGACGCAATCGGGATGCTTCTTAAAAAACTAAGAATCCCCGATGACCAGATAGACGTCATACTTGACGTCTGGGCTGGTGACCGGGAACTATATATAAATGGGAAACATCAAGGGACCATAGTGAATGGTCTTATGATGGGCGATCCCATGACAAAAGTCAACTTATCGATGGTGCACTTGATCGCGCATAAATACGCGAGGCATTGCACTATCGGTACTGACCTTATGGTACATGCCGAAGGAAACGGTGATGACGGAAGCGTCATCATCGGATCTGACGTAGGTACTGAAATTATCGATCATTACATAAGCTCTTTTAAAGGGGCTTGCATAATGATGGGATACTTATTTGCAAAGGACGACACATTCACTACGAGTGACTGGTTTACCTACTGCGAAGAGATAATGGCCCTTCCTCCAACCGCGAAATACGGTCAGAGGAGAGCTAATAGGCTTAAGACGAACACATACTCGACATATCTTGATATTGTCAAGTTAAGGTTCTTAATAGATACTAAGAAGGATAGATCAGACTTTTCCTCCTCCACGGAGGGGAAAATAACTGGTCTAGGTAAGGACATTAGTTACGTACAGAAGGATGGATCTCTCAGGGAGAAATACATCTTTTCCGTAGCTTCTATAATACAGGATATATCACTAAACACACGTGTTCAGCGGTACCCCGTTTATTTACCTAGTCAGATATACGGAGTCGGTAAGATGCCCATGAACTGGGATCCTACCACTTGGTATAACTGCGTAAAATCTCAGAGCAGTGTGTGTGTACGCGTAGTATACTACACATTGCTTGAATTGTTAAACGAAAAACCAAAGAACCTGACCAATAGGTCAGGTACTTTAAGGTTTGATAAACACTTTGAGAATGAGGCGTACGTCGAGGAACATAGTATCCCAGACGGCCACCCCATAACGACTTATGCACTAGTTAACCCGGACGAGTACAATCTGTACCCGGACGGGGTCCTAGCAAAATTGCAAAGTGAGAAGAGGTTAATACCAGAGACTGAAATCTCTAAGTATTACCTCTACCATGAAAGGCTACGCTCGCTGACGGAATCCGTCAACGAACATGACCTATTCAAGACTCTACGAATAATAAGCGAAGAGCTCCCAATCCCAAGGGATGAAGAGCTCATGAACTCAATGATAAGGTTTAGAGAAAGGTTTTTTGAAAGGCCGCATATGATGCGAGCCTTTAGAAAAACCAGATTATATCATTCTAGTATATTAAAACTTCTAGAGGAGCATGACCCGCTTAGGGTTACTTCGATAGAAGGATTTATCGGAATGCGTAATAAGTACAGTAAACAGTCCTATCCTCGGGATAGAAAGCGTTTCACCAGGCATGATCGCCTGGTAGATCGACTTGAAGACTGGATGCTGGAAGCCCAAATAGATATACGAAACGGGAAAGATCCCAGCCCGGTCCCGACGGACCTGGTTGAGGATGATCCCGTTATCAAGAAAGCAGTAATGACTACCGGTAAGCCGGTGGCCATTATCGTATCTGACGATCGTAAATTAGTAGTCGAGTGCGAGAAGATGACCTTAAAGGTGATCTACCGCATATCGATGAAAGACTGGTTTTTGAATGAATGTGATGAGGACAAGTTCAAACTTGCACTCAAAACATTCAACAATATTAA